TTCCTAGACCATCATACCGTTTTTGAGTAGTCCACTGAATGAGTCCATACCCGCCCCGATGGCAACGATCATAAGGAACTCTAGCACCCCCCTCGCAGATGTTGGGATGGAAATTGCTTTCTGATTTGATATTACCCAAGATCGTTGCAAGTGCATTGCGATCTGAGATCTTTGTTTGCTCTTGGAGTTGGGCAAGGACATACTGCTCGTTAGGTGTGCAACCAGGGCATTTCCATGACTTTTTAACAACTTCAATTGCTACAGGATTAGCAGCACAAGCAGCGTTTGCTGTCGTTAGTAATGCCAGTCCTAATAAATGCTTAGTCATAATCAAAGTAATCTTTTCTATAGTACCTGCCAAGGATGTTGCTATTATAGTAAGCAGGAGTGCCTTCTGTCAAGCTCTCTGTCAAGACATCGTTCAGGAAGAGTTGGCGAGTCTCTTCAAAGTTACATTTTCCTACAGTTTTGTGGAGGGATAAGATCTCTCTAGTAAAAGATTCCTTTCCGAACTTTGCAACATCATCTTTAAGCTCTGGACTAGATCCATAGTAGTTACGCCAGTTACTTTCAGACGTAACTCTGCGCCTTCTTTTGTCTTCACCGTTAGGTCTAGGCTTTCGTTTTTGCCAAAAGTACTTTCTACCGATGTACTTTCTCTTGGTGACTTTACAGGTAATAAGGTAAACAAAACCGTAGTTGTCCCCAATAAGGCTCCCGTCAAACACCCTGCCACGATAGGTCCAGGGATTGGGGTAGTCAGGATACTCTTTACTTTCTTCCACATACTCATGATGCAACCTCCAATATTTAGTTAATCAAATAGACCTTCTTTACACATATACTGAAGTGCTTCTTTCATATTTCCAAGATGCTTTGAACCATAGGCAATCTGTGGATAAGTTGCCTCTTCACCAAACTCTTTGCGAAATGCTTTTTGGTCGAAGTGTTCACCCAACATATACTCATGAAAGTCGTCACCAAGTGCCTTAAGGAGCATACTCATACGCTCACACTCTTGGCTACCATTACTATAGATTACTGCTGTGGTCATTAGTCACGCTGCCTCCAGTCATCAGGTTTGTCTTGTTTGAACCAATCTACAATTTCATCAGCACTTTGAAATCCTGATCTGTGGTTAGAAGGGTCTGGATCACCTAAGTTCATTTTATTCATGAAGTCATCCAGACTACCCTCTTGTATATTAGGATTCAGTACCATCCTTCTTGCTTTTGTTAACATCTCACGGGCAGAACCATTTGCCTTAGCAAGTTTGTCTGCCCAGATCATGTCCTCTAACTTTACCTCTTCTCCATTTACAATACGCTGACAGATGAACTCTAGCCTTAGGCGATATTGTGTAGAAAGCATCAGTTTTTCTCTTTCTTATATTTAGAGTTGGAACCCTGAGAAAGAGTCTGCCTTGACATCCTGCTTAATGCCACCAATTACATAGGATTCTACCTCTGTCTCCTGAGGAGCAACCTGGAGACCCTTAGAGGAGATCCAGTGCTGTGTCCACGGCAGGGGGTTGTTCTTAGCAGCAATGTCATAAACAGGTTTCAGACCAATAGCCTTCATCCTGCGATTAGCAATCCACTCAACATACTTCTTGAGGAGAGCGTCATTCAGACCAATCATTGAACCATCCTTGAACAGATACTCTGCCCAACGCTTTTCTTCATTGACTGCTCTGTCGAACATTGCATAAACCCACTCTTCTTCCTCTTTGGCAATCTGCCTCATCTCAGGATCATCACCTTCCTTCCACTTGTTCAGAATGTTCTGGGTGATAGCAAGGTGCTGGTTCTCATCTCTGGCAATCAGTGAGATAATTTTTGAGGATCCTTCCATGAGTTTAAGCTCACCAAAGGCGAAAGAACAAGCAAAACTAACGTAGAACCTAATACCTTCAAGTATGTTAACATTAGCAACTGCTCTGAAGAGTTTTCTTTTGACATCTTTGAGTTCTTCCTGTGCTGTTGGGACTCCTTCCAGTTGGTGCATCCAACCAGAACCATTACCATATGTTTGTGCTGACTGAATAAAGTCATCATATGCTTCTGTGACACTGCTAGCACGCTCTAGAATCCTGTTGTCAGTGACAATCTTATCAAACACCTCAGAGGGATCAGAATAAACGTTTTTGATGATATAGGTATATGAACGACTATGAATCATTTCCATAAAACCCCAAACTTCCATACAGGCTTCCAACTCAGGAAGAGAGCAGTATGGAATGAATGCCATGCCAGGACCACGACCCTGCACAGAATCTAGCATGATCTGATACTTCAAGTTAGAAGTATAGATGTGCTTTTGTTCAGGACGCAGAGTGTGGTAATCACTCCTATCTTTTTGGAGAGAAACTTCTTCTGGTCTCCAGAAGTATCCAAGTTGTTGTGTAGTAAGTTTTTCAAAGATAGGATACTTGTATGAATCATATCTTTGAACTCCTAGAGGTTTACCAAAAAACATTGGCTGCTTTTTAGTATTAACCTGCTCAGTATTGAAAACAGTCATCCCCCTTACAGAGGGATCATTTTCAGTGATTTTAAAATCGTATTGCATATAGTCCTCTTAGATTTTGCAACTTTCACAATCGTCTTCTTCAGACTCCATAATATCATTTAGGAGATTTTGAAGGTCAGACTTTTCTTCAATTTCATCACTCTTCATATCATGAGTATTCTGATAATAAGAAGTCTTCCAACCATACTTATAAGTGGTCAAGAAGTCCTGTGCCATCACTGAGACTGGAACTTCATTGTCTGGGTAGTTCTCTGGATTGTAGGACCAGTTTCCACTGATTGCCTGGTCAAAGAACTTCTGCATGACTGCAACAACGTTGATATAACCCCTATTATTAGGCATATCCCAAAGGAGAGTGTAATTATTCTTAAGGGAGTTATACTGAGGAACAATCTGTTTAAGGGGTCCCTTCTTGCTTTTTTTAATGGACAAGTAGTCTCTAGGTGGTTCGATTCCGTTTGTGGCATTTGACACAACGGAACTGCTCTCAGAAGGCATTTGTGCGGACAAAGTGCTGTGTCTGAGACCGTGGGTTGTGATAGATCCTCGAAGAGTTTCCCAATCATGCTCCAGTTTAATTGATGAAATTTCATCTACATCTTTTTTGTATGTATCAATAGGGAGAATACCATCTGCATACTTGGTACGACCAAAGTATTCACAATGACCTTTCTCTTTTGCAAGTTGATTAGATGCCTTCAGAAGATAGTATTGGAATGACTCAGAGAGTCCATGAACAGCATCCCATGCTTCTTGAGAATCATAAGCATATCCAAGTTTTGCCAAATAGTGAGCAAGACCAATAAAACCTACTCCAAGTGATCTACGTGCCTTTGTAGCAATCTCTGCTGCCCTTACAGGGTATTCCTGGTAGTCAATGAGTTCTTCCAGTCCTCTGACTGAAAGATCACAAAGATCTTCAAGTTCTTCATCAGACTTGATCTTTCCAACATTGACAGCAGACAGAATGCAGAGAGCAATCTCACCCATTTCATCATCAATATGATTGATGGGATAAGTGGGAAGGGTAATCTCTTGGCAGAGGTTGCTCATGTTCACCTTATCCTTGAAGGAAGAGTGAGAGTTGCAGTGGTCAATATTCATCAGATACAAACGACCTGTTTCAGATCTCTCTTTCAGAATGTCTAGGATTAGTTCCTGTGCCTTCAAGGTCTTCTTAGGGATGGACGGATCATTCTCATAACCCACATATAGTTCATCAAACCTATCAGTTCCAAAAGCATCATACAAGTCTGGAACATCATGAGGAGAGAAGAGAGTGATATCTCCATTCTTGATGAATCTTTCATAGAAGATTTTGCTAAGTTGGATACTGTAGTCCAACTTTCGTACACGATTATCTTCTGTCCCTTTATTGTTTTTGAGTACAATGATATCCTCTATTTCTTGGTGCCAGATTGGAAAGTGGACAGTAGCTGATCCACCGCGGATTCCATTTTGTGTGCAGCAACGTACAGTTGATTCAAACTTTTTAAGGAAAGGAACAACGCCTGTGTGTTGAACTTCTCCGCCTCTGATCTTAGAGTTGATGCCACGGATTCTACCTGCGTTAATACCGATGCCTGCACGTTGAGCGACATACCTGCCAATAGCCATATCAGAACTAAAGATACTATCGAGGGTGTCATCAGAATCAACCAGAACGCAACTTGCAAACTGACGAAGGGGGGTTCTGAC